ATCGCTGCAGCCATAGACAAAGTAGGCAGAGAGGGCGTGGTTACCATTGAAGAGTCAAAGTCTGGTGAAACAGAACTAGAGGTGGTTGAGGGCATGCAGTTCGAAAGAGGCTACAAGAGTCCGTACTTCGTAACAAACAACACTACGATGCAGGCAGTATTGGAGAATCCTTACATTTTGTTGTACGATGGACGTATCTCTACAGCACAGGAACTCTTACAAGTTATGACGAAAGCCAACTCAGAGAACAAACCGTTGTTAGTGATAGCTGAGGACTTTGGAGACGAGGCACTGGCCACGATGATCGTTAACAAGATGCGTGGAATCGTACAAGTGTGTGCAGTCAAAGCGCCAGATTTTGGAGATAGAAAGACTCTCATTCTAGAAGACATTGCAGTGTTAACAGGCGGACAGTTGTTATCTAAAGACAAGGGACACAAGCTTGATAAAATCTCTGCTGCGAACCTGAGTCAGTATCTCGGAACTACAAGACTTGTGACAGTATCTAAGGACGAAACAACAATCGTCGACGGTAAAGGAGAAACAGAGAAGATCGAAGCAAGAGCTAACGAGATCAAAGAACAGATCGAGAAAGCAACATCGTTCTTTGAAAGGGAAAAGCTACAAGAACGCTTAGGCAAAATGATAGGTGGAGTAGCCATCATAAACGTTGGAGGAAACTCTGAGGTTGAGATCAAAGAAAAGAAAGACAGAGTAGAAGATGCACTATTTGCGACTAAAGCAGCATTGGCAGATGGTATCGTACCAGGCGGTGGGGCAACATTATACAGAGTGGCACTTAACCACAGAGCAGAAAATAGCGATAACGTATCTATAGCTAGGGACATTGTACGTAACGCTTTACAAGCCCCTTTCAAAAAGATCTTATCTAACGCTGGCATTGAGAACTGGTTCGAAAACATACCAGGCGAAGGTCAAGTCTACGACGCAAAGAATCACAGATTGGTAGACGCCTTTGAATCCGGCATCATCGACCCAGCAAAGGTTGTGATAACTGCACTAAAGAACGCTGCTTCTGTCGCTGGTACCATACTCACCACAGAGTCTATCGTATTCCAGAAAAAGGATAAGGATGAGAGTTCGCAACTCGATCCTATGGCTGGAATGATGTAATACAAAGCGGCTTAATCGCCGCTTTTTTTAATAACAATAAATAGTATGTATGTTCTTAAATAAGTGCACCACAAAAGAAAGTCTTGACCAAACAAACGGTAGGGATCTCGAGTACTATCTAAACATCACTAAAGATTATAATCACGACTACACTTTCGTAAAAAAGCAAATAGATGGCTTCAACGTAATAGACGACGGTGAATTCAAATACGGTACTAAAACAAAGATGGCAGATTTCTTTATTTCTCAAGTAAAGGAAGACTCGTTAGTTTATGTAGCACCGAGGACAGGATACGCTCCGTACTCTTTATGTTATTTGGCAAAGAAGTACAATAAGAAACTGTACTTAGTAATGCCAGCTTCAGAGAAAGCCTCAGAGCATCAACTCACAGCTATAGAGGAAGGTGGTATACCGTTGTTCGTAAGGATACCAGCCATGCCAACCGCAAACATATGGGCAAAGAAGTTCGCTGAGAAGATGGGAGCAAAATACCTTCCATTTGGATTGAAACACGAGATGGTTGTGGCAGGTGGAGTTAGAGTGTTTTACGATAACTTCAAAGATATGGACATAAAAACAATGTGGAGTGTGTTTTCTACAGGGGTTTTGTCCCGTACTTTACAGATAGCTCTACCAAAAACTGAGTTCAACGCAGTTGCAGTAGCCAGAAATATTCAAGAGGGAGAGTTAGGTCGTGCAAACTTCTACAGCTACGATAAAGCCTTCACTAAGGATGCTAGATTTAAACCGCCATTTGATTGCGTTTTAACTTACGATGCTAAGGGATGGGAAATGTTAAAAAGCCACGGGAAACAGGGAGACTACTTTTGGAACGTTGCACCAGCAATGAGGAAGCCAAATCTAAAACCAAGCGATGTAGATTCGAACCGAGTATGGGGAGACTTCGGTGACTTTAAAAAGTACTGCGATTATTGATTTTATCATCTTATTTCGTATTTATATAAATAAAACTATTACTATGATAAAGCTAATTGATCTATTTATATTAGAAAAAAAATCAAAAAACGTAATACCTGTTAAAGTAAATAGATATATTTATCATACGTCTAATCCTATTTTTAGAGATAAGATAAATTCTGTTGGACTGATACCTCAAGGAAAGAGTGAAGCATGGTTAACCGATACCAAAATTGATGGCAAAGTTATATTTGCGGTTAATTCTGACAATAAAAAAGATTGGTGGGATTCTACCTACGATGATGACATCTATCAGATAGATACAACAGGTCTTAACAATACTTGGGAAAGAAACGAAGAGAAAGAGCGCATGTACGGACAATTCATAGAAGGCATGGAACAGACGGCTAGAATAGCCTCTGAAATGTCAAGGAAGGAAATTACAACACAAGATGCTTACAACGTACTTATAGCCTTAAAACTATCTAGAGCTTCTTGGAATTACAAGTACGACAACTACCTAGACGCTATTGCCTACATGGCGTCGTTAGACCAGTATTTATCAACCAAAAAATAAAAGTTATGACTTACATTATTACATTTATGGGAGTAGCTCTTACGCTATTCCTAGCAGACGTGTGTTGGGCCCTTTACTTCATTAAAATCGAAGAGAGAAACAGTTTTATGTCAGGTATTTATGGATCTCTCATTTACCTATTCGGTGCATTTGCTGTAACCCAATACACAGAAGACAGGAGCTTTATAATTGCGGCAGTGATAGGAGCTTTCTTTGGCACCTACGTAACTGTCGAATGGAAAAGAAAAAAAGACAAAAAAGAAAAACAATGAAAATCAAAAAAGTAAGAGACGTAAAGACGCCTTCCAGAGGCACACCAGACAGCGCAGGCATAGACTTTTTCCTGCCTAAAGACTACATTCAAGAACCAAAAACTCTGCAGCCAGGTGAATCGGTGCTGATCCCAAGCGGTATCAAAGCAAACGTACCTGATGGATACGGGTTGGTGGCTATGAATAAGAGCGGTGTATCAACAAAACAGGGTCTAATCTACGGAGCTCAGTTAGTGGACCCAGATTACACAGGAGAGATTCACATACACGTCTTTAACGTATCTAACCAACCACAAACAATTCAGCCAGAACAAAAGATCATGCAGTTCGTGTTGATTCCAATTAACTTCGAAAACGTAGAATTAGTAGATGAATTACCAGAAAAGAATACAGAAAGGGGTTCCGGAGGATTTGGAAGCACAGGAGTCTTCTAAGCAAAGACGATTAGATGGTGTGTACATGACCATGGCCATTGCTGTATCGACGCTTTCACATTGTCAAAGGAGTAAAGTGGGAGCCATACTTGAAAAAGACGGTAACGTCATGAGCATGGGGTATAATGGAACGCCAGCTGGCATGGACAATTGTTGTGAGGACACTGATAACAAGACAAAGAGTTTGGTGCTTCACGCAGAAATGAATGCTGTGATAAAAGCCGCTAAGACTGGAAACGCTGTACAAGACTCGACTCTTTACGTCACCCTGTCCCCTTGCATAGAGTGCTCGAAATATATCTTACAATCAGGTATAAAAAGAGTTGTATATTTGGAAGAGTACAGAGATATATCAGGCATAGAACTATTAAAAAAATTCATAAAAGTAGAAAAACATGTTATTTGAAAATGTTACCCACGCGTTTCAAGCGTTTTACGAATACTTAGACAACGAGATACCAGACCCAAACTTCGCAGGAACAAAAGCGCTGTTCAACATTAGCTTTAGCGTAGAAAATGTGTTTGAAAGAGTAGTTACTCATCCTAAGAGAAACTTCAAGCAAGATTACGCTGATTACGAGTGGGATTGGTATCTCAAAGGAGATAGAGACGCAAGCGAAATATCTGAAAGGGCAAAGATATGGAAGAACATGATGGTAGCAGGTACTACAGAAGTGAATAGCAATTATGGCTACTTCTGGAACAAGAACAACCAATTGGAACGGGTAATAGATCTCCTCAAAAAAGATCCAAATACAAGACGAGCCGTTGTTGTCCATTACGATCTTGACGAGCTAGATAGATACCAATACGATACGCCCTGTAATATGGTCCTTAACTTTTACGTTAGAGATAATAAACTACAGCTTAGCGTATTTGCAAGAAGCATAGACCTTTGGTTCGGATTCTGTAACGACTTTTATACGTTCTCAAAACTTATGGAGTTAGTATCAGAGAAGACTGGATACGAAGTAGGAGACATGCATTGGCTTATAACCAACTTACACATATACGAAAGACATTTTAACAAGGGCATTAAATGGAACGACTAATGAGTTTACCAAGACTATCAAGAGAATTCTTAGAAGAGCAGTTGGCAAAGTTAACACCAGCTTCTTACAATCCCTATTATTGGCACCGTAGGTATAAGGCAAAAGAAGAGTTGAGTAGCAAACATCCCCTGTACGAGAGGATAGTTCACGGCGATTTCGACCCCTCTGACTACTATTACCAGGCCGAACACGAAATGTATCTGTTGGAGGATAAGCTTAAGACGTGTAAAAACTCAGAGGAAGAGCACGATGCTAGACAGCTGTTCATGGAAAGACGACGTAAGTTGCTAGAGGACTACGAGAAAGAAGAAAGAAAGCGAATGGAAAAGCTTACGAATGCATTTGTTAAAACTTTTTCGGTAAATAAAGATCAACTAGAATCTATTATGGAAAACTTTGACGGAAGTTTGTTAGATTTATATAATTACATAAAAACAAAAAAATATGAACAGTAATCCAACTTCACCAAAACTCAATATCACTATAGACAAAACAACAGGCGTTGTTTGCGAAGAATGTGGATCTAACGTATTCACAGAGGTAATAATGCTTAGAAAGGCATCTAAATTCATTACGGGTACGGCTCAAGACGCTTTAATTCCTATTCCAGTATTCGCGTGTGCAAAGTGTAAACACATCAACGAAGACATGCTATCTCCTGATCTTAAAAACGTAGAGGAATAATATGGGAGATTATAGAAAAGAAACCAGTTTTAAACAGCTGGGTCCAAACGATTCTAGAACAATATTAAAGACTGATTCTATAGTAGACTCTGTCATAGATTCTTTTGTGAGTAGAGCTAGCATAGGAAAACAAAAGTATGGAACAGATCTAGACAGAAACGATCTAAGTCTTTATAATTGGATAGAGCATATGCAAATGGAACTACAAGACGCGATACTGTATTTAGAAAAAATTAAAAAGGTTATAGGTGGAAAAAGCTAAACTAGAAATAAATTATGCATACCAAAAAGGAGTATCGTACAGTCAATTCTCCATGTATTCTCAGTGTGAGTATCAGTGGTATTTGGCTTATGTAAAGAAGAAGAAGGTTTTCAAACCGGGTATCCATCTCTTATTTGGTACATCGTTACACGAAACTCTGCAGCACTATCTAGAAGTCATGTACAATCAATCAATAACTGCTGCAAATGATATCGATCTATCTGAGCATCTTGAAAATAGAATGATAGAGAATTACAAGAAGGACTTAGAAGACAATAACAACGAGCATTACACAACAAAGGAAGAAATAAAGGAATTCATAGAAGATGGCTCTACTACATTAGAGTGGTTCAAGAAAAACAGAGCGAAGTACTTCTCAAAGAAGGACACAGAGTTAGTTGGTATAGAAATTCCAGTGTTACAATCGGTAACAGACTATAGTCCAAACGTATTGTTGCAAGGTTACATAGACTTCATACTCTATCACAAAAACACTGACACATACACCATATACGATATTAAAACTTCTACTCGGGGTTGGACAGACAAGGAGAAGAAAGATACAACTAAACTTAGTCAGATACTGCTTTACAAACACTTCTATTCAAAAGCTCTAAATATAGATCAAGATAAGATAGACGTTAAGTTCTTCATAGTAAAGAGGAAGATATACGAGAATCTTGATTTTCCAATCCCAAGAATACAGGAGTTTTCACCAGCGAATAAGACTAAGAAAGTCAAAGACGCTTATAACAGATTAGAGAATTTTATAAAGGAGTGTTTCACGCCTGACGCAAAGTATAACACTGAACGGGTTTACAAAAAGAACTTAGAGGGTTGCAAGTGGTGCCCGTACAGAGACACTCCAGATTTGTGCAATAAGAAAAACGAAGAATAATTGTATATTTCTATATTTCTATATATTTATAATAAAAGAGTATGGAAAACAAATTTTCAACAACAACTGTAAAGATGCCTGAAAAAATATATCAGGACTTTAAAATAATGGGAGTTAGGACTTCGATAAACTTTCAAGATTTGGTAAACAGATCTATGTTTCTTTATATGACAGACTCTGATTATCGTTACAAGATTCATCAAACTTACAACACTCACTACACAGGAAGTGATCTACTAAACGCAATAGGAAAATAAAAGTATATGCAAAAACTACCAGAAGGTTACATCGAAAAATCAAAAAGAAAGAAGATCTTACTAATGTGCGACGATATTCGTTTCACAAGTGGGATAGCAACAATGGCAAGGGAGATAGTAGTAGGTACTTCTCATAGATTCAATTGGGTAAACGTAGGAGCTGGTATTAACCATCCAGAATATGGAAAGCGGTTAGATCTATCTCAAGACACAGGAAACAACGCAGGTATACCAGATGCATCAGTTACTTTATAGCCAAGTAACGGTTACGGAACTCCTGAACTTGTAAGACAGTTGATAGACATAGAAAACCCTGATGCTATCATGTTATTCACAGATCCTAGATATTGGGTGTGGTTATTTCAAATGGAAGATGAAATTAGGAAGAAAATTCCCATTCTGTATCTTTCTATATGGGATGATTACCCAGCTCCATTATACAATAAACCTTATTACGAGTCTTGCGATTTGCTAATGTCAATATCAAAACAGACAAAAAATATTCATGAGTTGGTCCTTGGAGACAAAGCTAAAGACAAGGTGATTACGTACGTACCACATGGTATCAACGAAAAGCTATTTTTCCCAATAAATGAATACATGAAAGATGAGTACGAAAATTTACAGTCTTATAAGAAGAATCTATTTGGAGAAGATCAACCAGAGTTTGTGGTATTCTACAACGCTAGGAATATACGCAGAAAGTGTACCTCCGATCTTATTGCAGCTTACGCGCTATTTTGCGATAGCATAGGAAAAGAGAAGGCGAAGAAGTGTAAGCTATTATTACACACTCAGGCTATGGACGAGAATGGAACAAATCTAAATGCAGTAGTAGAATTGCTCTGCGATCCAGAGTATCAAAAAGTGCAATTTGAGCAAAGTGTGATACCAACTCAAGTATTAAATCTAATGTATAACGTATCAGACGTTACAGCTTTGATAAGTTCTAACGAGGGTTGGGGATTGTCACTAACTGAATCAATGATGGCAGGAACGATGATCATAGGTAACGTTACTGGTGGAATGCAAGATCAAATGCGTTTCGAAGACGAGACTGGTAAATGGGTTGAATTGAATAAGGATTTCCCGTCTAATCACTACGGTAGATACAAGAAGTCAGGAAAATGGGCAGTACCTGTATTTCCGACTAATTTAAGTATAGTTGGATCGATACCAACTCCGTACATACTTGACGATCGCTGTGATTTTAGAGATGTGGCAAAGGCAATTGAGGAAGTTTATAATCTATCACCAGAAGAGAGAAAACAAAGGGGTATGGCAGGTAGAGAGTGGGTAACCTCTGATGAATCTATGATGACGGCAGCAAACATGTGCAAGAATGTTGTATCGTCTATAGAGAATACATTCGATACGTGGAAACCAAAAAAGCAATTTGAACTTATAAAGATAGAAAAATTACCAAGAAAACAAATCACACACAAACTAGTATATTAATATGAAACCGTTATGCGTAATTAGTTGTCCGATAGATACCGCAAGTGGGTACGGAGCAAGAGCAAGAGACTTTGTTAAGTCACTGTATGAAGCAAGAAAAGATCAGTGGGACATACAGATACTTTCTCAAAGATGGGGAGCAACACCGTGGGGATATATAAAGAGTCATGAACAAGAGTGGGGTTGGCTTAACCCGCTAATCAATAGAACCGGTCAGCTAACAAGACAACCAGACTATTGGTTCCAAATAACAGTACCTAATGAATTTCAACCTATAGGAAAGTTAATGAGCGTTGGAGTCACAGCTGGTATAGAGACCACTATATGTCACTCATCATGGGTTGACGGAGTGAATAGAATGAATTTAACGTTAGTGTCTTCAGAGCACGCAAAAAATGTATTCAAGAACTCTGAATTTGAAGAAAGAGACCAACAAGGAAATGTCAGAAGACACATAAAATTAGAGAAACCAGTAGAAGTGTTGTTCGAGGGAGTTGATCTAAACAGGTACTTTCACATAGAAGAGACTAAACTTCCTAAGTTAGAGATTGTAGAATCTATTAATGATATAAAGGAAGAGTTCAATTATCTATTCGTTGGCCATTGGTTACAAGGAGATTTTGGAGAGGATAGGAAAAATGTATCTGGTACTATTAAGCTTTTCTTAGAAACGTTCAAGAACAAGAAGAAGAAGCCTGGTTTGATACTTAAGACTACTAAGGTGGCTAATAGCATAATGGACAGAGAGGAAATTTTAGAGAAGATAGATCAAATAAGAAACACAGTTAATTCTAAAGATCTGCCCAACGTATACCTATTGCACGGAGACTTGAGCGAAGAAGACATGAACGTTGTTTACAATCATCCAAAGGTTAAAGCCATGGTATATTTGGGTCACGGTGAGGGTTTTGGAAGACCACTATTGGAATTCTCAGTGTGTAAAAAACCCATCATTGCCTCTGGTTGGTCTGGCCACATGGACTTCTTAAACCCAGAATTCACAGTACTTCTACCAGGAACCCTACAAAACTTACACAGATCTGCAGTAGTTGAAAACATGTTGTTAGCGGAGTCCCAGTGGTTCAAAGTAGACCAATCAGCTGCTAAGAAAGCTTTAGAGGATGTTTACGAAAACTACTCAAAGTTCATAGATAATGCAAAAAGACAGAGTCATTACGTAAGGACAAACTTCTCTATGGAAAAAATGACAGAGCTATTAAACAATGCATATCTTGAGACGTTTCCAAAACCAGTAGAATTAAAACTTCCGCAGCTTAAAAAAATAGAATTACCTAAATTATCTAAAGTACAATAACATGAACGAAAAAGAATTTGTGATATGGTTAAAAGGCTTTGTAACTGCTTGCAATTCCTACTTACCAACACCAGCACAGTGGGACGAACTAGTAGACACTCTAAATAAAGTTGATACTAATTCAATAAAAAAAGGTATATTTGATAAAGAAAGTAAAGGCGTTTTTGACATAGGAACAATTGACGTACCTAAAAACTATTGGCAAACAGAACGTGTACTTCATCAAACCCCAAAAAAAGAATTGTTAAATGATTAACCCAAATAACGATAAACTTATAGATTGTCCTCTTTGCGGAGAAAAGGCTGGATGTTATTCAATAAAGATAAACGAAACAAAGAATTCTTATCTGTGTTTAGGTTGCGGTTATCAATCAAGCGATCTAATGAAAGAAGGAGAGTACGACGTCGAGTCATATGAAATGGAAATGCCCGAGTTGTATAAAGACATGAAGAGGGTAGATGCAGAAGGAAGAGTTTGGTATCCGTCTGTCGTAAACGTACAGGAAAAGGGCACTGTATTCATGAACGGTACAAACAAAGATGACTCAAGATGGTCGGCTATAAAAAACGTAGAACTAACAGAAGAAGAAAAACAAAAACCAGTATTTAAAGGGAAGACTCACAAATCAGATTCAACAAGTTTAAAGGACTTCGGAAACGATTACCTGAGCGCATTAGAGCACATTGGCATAGATTTTTAATTATTATGAATATAAGTTACGCAATACTAACACACAACGAGGGAGAGTACGTAGAGACTCTCCTGCAGTTCTTAACGTACAACAAGAGACCACAAGACGAGATAGTGGTAGTTGACGATTATTCAGACGATGAACTGACCAAACACATACTACGAAAGTATCAGACGCAGATAAACTTACATTATAGAACTTTCGACGGAGATCACACTTCAAAGAACTACTTAAACAGCAAGTGTAAAGGCGATTACATACTTCAGTTGGATGCAGACGAGTTGATTTCAAATGAGCTTATAGATAACTTACCAACAATACTCGAAGACAATCCATCAATAGATCTGTTCGTAATGCCCAGAATAAACACAGTAGAGGGGTTAACAGAAGAGTGGGTAAAAAAATGGGGATGGCAGGTTAATGATCAAGGGTGGGTCAACTTTCCAGATTGGCAAATGAGGTTGTATAGAAATCACGAGTCTATAAAGTGGGACGGTCTATTGCATTCAAGAATAGTGGGAGCTAAAGTAGTAGTTAATCTACCAGCAGAAGAGCCATACTGCATCTTACACCCAAAGAAATTAGACAGACAGATAGATCAAAACAATCTGTACAGTAAAATAGAACAGAACGGTAAAACAAAGTATAAGGTATGAGAAAAAAACAAGAGACTTATCAAGACAACGAGAATTCTTATCCAGAATCAAACGAAAGGGATTGCTTATTTAATTGGGTTTTTCATTTCAATCCAATAAATAGAGTGTGGAATGCTATTCCTAGAGAAGAATATAATAGCTATTGGAGCAATCCGTCGTCTAATAAAGTGTTGAAAAGCACACAAATTAGTACACTCGTAGATTTGATTGTAAAGACAAATAACTCTGATTTAGATTTAAACAGTTTATAATTTAAAACGTGAATACAAGTCCATTAACTTTTTGCATTTCTACTTACAATAACTTAAATTATTTGAAGTTAGCGATAGACTCTGTTAGAAAAAATAGCTTTTATAAAGACGCGCCTTTCATAGTTCACGCAGAGAATTGTACAGACGGTACGGACAAGTGGTTAGTAGATAACAAAGATGATTATAGATTAGAAGTTTACATAGACCACAATAACAACCCAGTGGGAATAGGAGGCGGTATGAACTTCTGCGCAGAGGGAGTTACTACCGAATACATAATGTTTCTCCACTCAGACTTTTACGTAACCAAAGACTGGGACAAAGCTTGTTACGATGAGATATTGAAACATAGTGATCCAGTTTGGGTGTTTAGTCACAGAGTTGAACCCGACATGTTTGGAAGCCCACAGCGTTACGGTACTGTCATAGTTCCAAAAGACATATTCGGAGCCTATTACGACGATTTTGAGTATTGTTTGTTTGAAAGATGGGCTGCAGAGTTCGTTAGAGACAACGATTTTACTATACCAAAAACTGAAGGGGTTAGTGGACTCATAAAAAAAGAACATTGGGATAGGATAGGAGGTAACGATGGTAGATTTGCGCCCACTAGTTGGGAAGACATGGATTTATTCCTTAGAATGCGCAACGAAGGGTATAAGTTTGTATTAACAAGTAAATCTCTAGTTTGGCACTTTGGAGCCAGAGGTAGTCACAGGTTAGAAGAAAACGATGGAAAAACATCAGAACGCCAAAGATTGTCAGAAGAGAAAAACATAAAAGAGTGGATAAAAAAATGGGGAAGACTTCCTCAGTTTGACGAATACGGAGTTATAATGTAATTTAGAACTTTATGAAAAAATACAAAGTATCAATAAAGGGAATTGGCTCTTATGTGCCTTCTACTATTATTACAAATAAATTGTTAAGCGAAAAATTCGGGGTAAATGAAACTTGGCCAGAAACTCATTTAGGAATTAAAGAAAGGCGTTGGGTAACAGAAGAATTAACATCTGATTTGGGTTACAAAGCTGCAATTAAAGCCGTAGAAGATGCTAATATTGATTTAAAAGATATTGATTTATTGATTTTAGCAACATCTAGTCCTGATAAAATAGCTCCATCAACAGCTTGTATAATTGGAGAAAAATTAAATATAAGTTGTCCGTGCTTCGATATAAATGCAGTATGTACAGGATTTTTATATGCACTAAATCTATCAACATCTTTAATAGAATCCGGGGAATACAATAATATATTATTAGTCGCTTCTGAAACATATTCTACAATTACAGATAAAAATCATAGAGATTGCGTTTATTTTGGCGACGGAGCTGGAGCTGTAGTTTTATCAAAATCCAAAACTGGTTGGTTATCTACAAAGATACACTCTGATCCAACTGGAAAAGATGGATTTGTCACTCCAATAAATTCAACTTTTATAATGAATGGTAAAGAAGTTTTTAGAGCTGGATCTACTAAGTTACCAATAGCTATAAATGAAGTACTTGATAAGTTAAAAGTAAACATACATGACATTAAACACATAATACCACACCAACCTGGTATAAAAATGTTGCAATCTATTGCTGAAACTTTACAATATCCCTTTGATAAAGTAATAACAGTGATGGACAAATATGCCAACACTGCCGCAGCTTCAATACCAATAGCTTTAGACGACGCTGTTAAGTCAGGTAAAATACATAACGGTGACTTGCTTATTCTATGTTCTGTTGGATCTGGTTGGACTTGGGGAGCTGGCGTTATTAAATGGGAAAAATAATACGGTATGAAACAGACAAAAATAGTTATATTAAATAGAGATAGATTCTATCCATTAAAAGAACAGGTTGAAGTACTAATTAGCAAGGGGTATAATAACATTACTATAATTGATAATCAATCCTCATATCAACCTTTATTAGATTGGTATAAAGAATGCAATTTAGATGTGTTCTATAACAGTGTTACAGCAAACAGTAATCAAGCGTTTAAGGATTTGATATCGATTGGACATACGAAGTTTTGTGATATTATAAAAGACTGGTACGTTTTTAACGATAGCGATATAATACCCTTAGAGACAGTTCCAGATACGTTTATTGATGATCTAATATATTATGCAAAAAAGTATAATAGAACTAAAGTCGGTATGTCTATAAAAATAGATGATATAGATTTGAGTTATCCTTTAAATGCTTGGGTACATTCTTATGAATCAACGTATTGGACAAACGGGATAGATGATAGCGGTATAGAACTTTATCCTCATCCAATAGATACAACTTTTGCGGTTCACGCACCAAATACTTTGCCAATATGGA